AGTCCAGGCCGGTAGGCCCGGCGTAGCCGTTACGCCATTGCGTAGATACGCAAATAAATAAATTCACACTTTGCAGGCAGTCGGGCCAGACCTCTACGTCCGGGCCGCTGGCCTCCTCGACCGTCAGCCCGAATGCTGCTGCTTCTGCGGCGCTGGGTGGTGCGGTGTACAGCGCCCGCGCCACCGCCATCAGTTTTTTTGTCGAAACTTGGTTAGCTCGGCCACATATACACGGAAGGCCTCCAGGCCGGCGCTGGGCCGGTTTTGCAGCAGTAGCGCGATGTTTTCCGGGGTGAAATCCTCAGCAAAATCCCAGCCCGTTACCATCATCGGGAAGGTCTCGACGTCCAGCTTGCCGTCGCGCGTCTTGACGAACTCGGCCAGCTCGTCGGCCGTGCGGTGCTTGAAGGTGAGGGCCACCAGCTCCGGCTCGCCGCCGGGCACCGGCATGGGCACGGGCGCGGTGAATACGGGCGCGGGGATGATGCTGAGTTTTGCCATATCGCTCGGGTTTAATAGCGCACAGGCTCGGCCAGCAGCGACACGGTGACCTCGACCGCCATCAGCTCATTGATCGTCAGGCTTGGCGTTTTGTTAAGGCTGATGTAGCCGTTGTACAGCAGCACGGCACCCGAGGGTAGCGTGATGCGGACGGCGCGCGGTAACCTGTCGTCATTCGCCGCCGAGGCCAGGATAAAGCCCGGCTGCGTCGCGTCGTCGGCGACGGAAAACGTCAGGCCAAACGCGCTTTTAACGGTCGGAATTTTTTTCTCCGCGTCGGCCTCAAGGAACTGATACGTGAGGAATTGCTGCTCACCGCCGCTGCTGTCGCTTTTCAAAATCTGCGCCAGCTGCGTCCAGCCGGATACCTTGCGCGCCGTGCCGGCGCCGCCGGCTACCGGGTAGATGCTTGTCAGCGTCGTGTCGATACCCTCCAGCGAAAACGCCGTGCCGCTCGGCGTCGCCACGCGCACAACTTTGTTGGTGATGCGCGACCAGCCGCTGGTGAACTCGACAATGTCGCCGGCCGTGAAGGTATTGACGGCGCTGGCGACGGCCGGCGTCGCGTTGCTGACGGCGGTAACCGGGACTGCCGCTGAATAGCCACTGGCGATGGCGACCAATGCGCCATTTGGGACCGAGACTGACATAGTGCTTTTCCTTTCGGGAATAAAAAAAGCGCCTCAAAAGGCGCCTGCTTGCGGATGCCCGGAAAGGGCGGGATGAAAACCTTGGCGCCTAGTCGGGCGTCCAGAAACTGAAATCCTGCATCGAGCCGCGCAGGCGGGTATCGGGCTCGTAGACCGACACCGGCCCGCCCTCTACCGTCATCTGCAGGCCGGGCGCGGCGCGCAGCGTGTCCTCTACGATCCGCGCCAGGGCGGCGGCGCTGCCGCGCGTGTCGGCCCAGACGTTGACCTGTATGCGGGCGTTGGATGCGCCCGGCGGCGCCTGGTCCAAAAAGTTGACGGAGCTGCCGCCTATTTTTTGGTAAGTCAGGTAGGGCCGCAGCGTGGCCTCGGGCGCTACGTCCGGGTAGACCCGGCCGCTGACCAGGCCCTGCAGCGCCGCGTAGACGGTGGCCTCGATGTTCATGGCAGCGGCGCCTCTACAACGCCATCGGCCAGGCGCTGCGCCATGCGGGCGCGGCCGGCGTCAATCGCGGCCTGTATATGGTCAAAGGCGGGTCTGACGAATGGGAACGCGGGCGCCCTTGACGTTCCGTACTCGATTAAATGCCCGTGCGGGGCCTTTTTTTTGTTCCACGAAACCCGGTAGGTTTTTTGGTCGTCGCTCGACTTTTCGGGCGAGTAGACGCGGTAAATCGCGCTTTGCAGCAGGCCGGTTTTTTTGTTCTTTTCGGCGTTCGCCCGCACCTCGTCGTAAGTCACCTTGGCCATGGCCGCGACGCCTGAAAACAAAACGGACTCCTTGACTTTTTTCTCGAATTTTTCAAGGTCGGCGGCCAGGTCGCCGCTTAGTTTTGTGTCAACTTTGATCATTTTTTTCTACCCCTGCCGCATACACATGAGCCGCAACCACGGCTCCTCGCGCAGCGCCGCAATAATGTTGTAGGTGTCCACATGCGCCGGATCGGTATGGTCCAGCACCTGCATGGCGGGCAGCACGTCGGCGCGAAACCAGATCACGATCTCGGTCTGGACCCTGCTCTGCTCGGCGGCGGCGGCCAAAAATTCACGGCCCGATATGTCGCGCACGCGCGCATAAATGTCAGTCGCCAGGTCGGTCCATCCGGGAATCATTTCGCCGTACTCGTCGCGCACCGTGCCGGCGATCTGCACGGTTAGCCGCCGGTCCAGCTCGCCGGCGCTTATCTTGATGGCCACGCGCTACACCCCCAGCCCGACGCGGTAATCCCACAGCAGGTATTCGCTGCCCAGCGGCATGGTGGCCTCGCCGCGCTCGCTGTACAGGTGCTCAAAAATCACCAGGATGGCGGCCTTGATCTGGTCGTTGATAACCATGCCGGCCAGCGTCTCACGCGCGGCGGTCTGGGCGCTGCTGTACACACTGGCGGCGTAGGTCTGCTGCACGCCGCGCAGCACCGGGTCCATTTCCGCGTCATAGGCCAGCACGGCGGCCGCGTAAGCGGTGCCGGCTGCGGCCAGCGCGGCGGGAGCTGCGGCCACGGCTGCATCGAGCGCGGCCTGGTCGGAAAACACACGACGATTCATGAATGATTGCGCCTTGGCTTCAGCGGCCAGCAGATAGGGCAGGATCTGCTCGTCGGGGTAGCTGTCCTCGCGGTGCACGTGGGCCTTGGCGGCGGCAGGGGTGACTAGCATTTAGGCTCTTTCCATTCGCTGGCCAAACTGCGGCAGGCCAGAAAATCAGTCGCACCGGGCCGCGCGGGTGCCCATGCTGGCGGGCTGTAGTAATCGCCGGTGGTGGCGTTGTTGTGAAGCGGCGGCGGCAGGGCCGGCCCCGGCGCATCGCTCAAAAACGCGCGGCCGGCGGGCGTGATGGAGTACCGGCTTTTACGCAGGTGCGCGAAGCCCAGCCGGTACAGATTTTTGAGGTGCCCGATAGCGACGCTATCCTCGATGCCGTCCCCCTCCGCAGTGGTCTGGCGGCATAAGGTGCGCGCGCTGCCGGCGCCCAGGTGCAGGGCGTGCAACAGCTGCAGCTCAAGCGGGTGCATGGCGCGTACCTAGAGGCTTAGACGGTGGGCGTTACCGGTACAACGGGCGGCGTCAGCGCGTCGGCGGCCTCAATGCGGGCGGACAGCGCCTCGCCCTGCGCCTGCAGCGTATCAAGAGGCCCTGGTCTTCGGCGGTGATGGTGCCCTGCGTGCTTTGCAGCGTGGCGATGGTGGCATTGAGCGTGTCAATGTCGCCAGCCAAGCCGGTTAGCGCGGCGTCGATGCGGTCGTTATGGGCCTTCTGGGCGGCGGCGAAGTCTGCAATTGCGGTCATGATGTTTCTTTCGGTGTGGGTTAGTTGATGGGAAATCTTTTCGAGCTGGGCGCGGAATGCGTCATCAGCGCTCGGGCTGTGCATAAAAACGTGAATGGTGATTTCCATAGGGGATTGCTCGGGTGAGGGTTGCTGCGGCTTACTTTTTGGTGGTGGCCTCCTGGATGGGTTGGTGCACGGTGCCGGCCGTGGTGCCGGTACCGTTGCCGATAACTGGCGGCGCTGCGGCGGGTTTAACCGGGTCGTCTGGCCCGTCGCCGGCGGCCTCGGCCATGCCGCCGGCAATCAGCTCTTTGCCCTCGTCGTCGGGCACGTCTACCGTGCTGCCGGCGCGCGTGGGCCTCAGGTTGTCCGCGCCGACCAGGACGGATTTAATGAGTTTGACTTTCATGGGTTCTCCAAAAAAAAGCCCGCTATTCAAGCGGGCGTGACGGTTAAAATAGCGAAGCCTCGCAGGAAGTGAGATTCCGGCGAGGCTTCTAATCAACATCGAACTTGGGGTTCAACGATGACTGATATCAATTCTATAGCGGCTGAAAAAAAAGCGAAGAAAGCCGCCTATCTCAAAGTTTGGCAACTAGCCAACAAGGAAAAAACGCAAGCGTATCAACTTGCGTACCGTGCTGAACACAAAGAAAAATCAAAAGCCTATCGGGCGGAGCACTACAAAGCAAACGCGGATGAGTACAAGGCGAACGCTTCACAGTGGCAAAAAGAAAACCCGGAACGCCGATACGCGATTACCAAAAAATGGCGGCTGGAACATCCCGAGCTTTATATTGACGCGTCTAAACGTGCCCACATAAAACACAGGCCGAAGATACTTGTCGCCCTTAAAAAGTACCGTGATGCTAACCCGGAAATCATGCGCGCTTCTAATGCAGCATGGCACCTAGAAAATCCCGGCGCGGATACTTATCACCAAGGCCTAAGGCGAACCCGAAAAATGCAGGCCCAGCCGGCATGGGCTGACCTGAACGCCATCAAGGCTATCTACCGCGAATCCAAAAAACGGCAGAAAGAAACCGGAATTGCTATGCAGGTTGACCACGATATTCCGCTGGTCCATCCGCTGGTGTGCGGCCTGCATTGCGAGTTCAATTTGCGGATCATCACGCGGGCAGAAAACCAGTCTAAGCACAACCGGTTTTCTGTTGAATAGCGAATTAAGGCAGTAATCCGAAATCGCCTACGACGAAACTCAACGGGCGTTTTACAGCAAGCGCGATTCTCTCCTCGGCCCTCATTGTTGCGAGATTAAACTCGAAGTCGCGGTCGTTCTCCGTTGATATTAGCAGCTCCACCGCCATGCGGTCATACAGCGTCGCGCCCATTGCGAAATTGCCGACCAGGAAGGCGTCGGCCGCCATCGCCGGCGTATCCACAACGGGCAGGCCCCACAGCATGTTCGTGACGGTGCTTTGCGGGTTGCTGAACAAGTAGGCGCCGTCAGTCGTTTTTGTCAGGGTGATGCGCGCCCAGTCGATCTGGCTTAGCACGATGCCGTCGGCCGGGTACAGCGCCAGGGCGGTCTGCAGCATGGCCATGCGCAGCAGGTCTATGCTGGTGGGCGTGGCCAGCACAAACGGCGCGGCGTAAGCCGTGGCCTGCGGCAAAATGCCCAGCAGGTTCTGGCCGGTGCCGCTGCCGCTCAGGATCTGCGCCTCCTCGACCAGGCCCAGGCCGTAGCGCATCTCCGAGTCCACCTCGGCCACCAGCCGGGGCGCGTCGTCCATGGCCTGCCGCGTGATTTTCGCCAGGTGGGCGATGGTGCGAACGACGGCGGTCGCGTTGGCCCACACATAGTCGCTGTAAGGCTTTGCGGCCTCCTCTGCGACCGGCGCGGCCAGGTTGGTGCGGGTCGTCATCTTGGGATAGTCGACGCTGCTGGTGGTGATGGGGATGACGTTCAGCAAATCGCGTATCACGAAGCGGCGCTTGGGCAGGCTGACGGGCTGCGTTTCATGTAGCGGCTGGATTAGCCCGCCGGCGGTCGTTGACGTGATGGCGGCGTTGATCGTCAGGCCCATGGATCCGCGCCCGCCCTTGGCGCCCATGAGGCTCTTGTAGCCGTCGGACTCGACTACCTGCTCGCCGATGGTTTTGGGGCGCTGCCCGCCGCCGCCGGAGTAAATGGCGGCCTGCCGCTGCTCCAGGGCGTGCAGGTCGGCGCGCAGCTCTGCGGTTTTTTCGTTCGCCTTGGTCAGCGCCTCGTCGACATCGCGCTTCATTTGCGCGGCCATGGTGTTGCCGTTCTTGGCGTCGGCCATCGCTTTTTCAGCAAGTTCCTTGACCTTGTCGTGGGACGCGTTGACCTGGTCGCCAAGTTTTTCAATCGCGTCCTTGACGTCTTCAAGCTCTAAAACTTCCTTGCCCATGATGGGACTCCTTCACAAATTGGGTTTAATAGACCGCACAGCGGCCAACAGTTCTTTCGCCACGGCAGCGTCACGCGTGCCGACTACGGCAGCGTCGCGCGTGCCGTCGCCGGCAGCGTCGCGCGTGCCGGACTTGTATTCGTTGATCAGCGCGAGGCGCTCGCCGCGCGGCATGCCGGCCTTGGCCAGCGCCACGTAAAGCCGGTGGTCGGCGGCCCGGCCGGCGCTGGCTTTGCCTTTGTCTTTGGTCACCGCATCGGCGGGCAGAAAGCCGTCGGCAAGGCCCTGGTCTACAGCGGCGGCGCCGCCTATCCAGGTTTCGGCGTCCATCATCTTTTGCACGGCCTTGATTTCAAGGCCAGAGCGCGCGGTGTAGATGCTTGCCATGGCGGCGTCGATGGGCTCCAGCGTGTCGGCCATATCGCGCAGGTCGTTGCGGTTGCCCACGGCTACCGCCCAGGTGTTGTGGATCATTAAAAACCCGGCGCGGGCGACCAGCACCTCGTCGCCGGCCATGGCGATGATGGACGCGGCCGACGCGGCCAGGCCAAGCACCTTGACGGTAACGCTGCCCTTGTGGTCGCGCAGCAGGTTGTAGATGGACAGGCCCTCGAAAACGTCGCCGCCGGGAGAATTTAGAAGCACCGTTACATCGTTTTTAGGCCCGATGGTGCGCAGCGCGGCGGCTATGCGCTTGGTAGTAACGCCCTCGCCGGTCCAGAAGTCTTGCCCGATGGGGTCAAACATGGAAATCGTGTTGTCCACGGGGTCGGCGGCGGCCATCAGGTCAGGGGCCCAGCGCTCTAGCGCCTGCGGCTTCAGCTCCCACTGCAGCCCGGCCGGCTGGTCTGCCTGGCGCGCCTGCGGCATGACGTGGCGGTTTCGCATGGTGTCTTTCCTTTTCAAAAATTGAACAGATCGGCGGCCTCAGCTGCCGGCGCTGGCGACGGCGCGGCGCGCTCAAACAGGCAGCAGGTGCGCGCCCAGCCGGGCGACTGGAACTCGGCCGGCGTCATTAACTTGCAGCCAAAAAAACCGAAGGCGACCATGCACTTATAGGACTCGCCGCCGCTGGTGCTGACATGCGCGCAGTCGGTGCAGCAGCGCGGGTTTTCCTCATGCATTGCCGGCCTCCAATGCCGCCTTTTTGGCCTGGTGCTGCGCCAGCCACACCTTCGCATCGGCCAGCGTGTCGAACTCTTCAGCCACGTCATTGCGGGTGCAGAAGTAGCGCAGCATGGGCACGCCGACGCGGCGGATTCGGTGGAATGCGAAGCCGGCCTCCTCAAACAGCGCGCGCGTGGCGTTGAAGCGTTTTCCGGCGATCTGCTGCATCTCACGCCGGGTTATCCGCACGCTCATGGTTTTCCAAAAATGTATGCCTAATTGATATACAATAAGGAATGAAACGTACCAGCATATTCCTTCCAGAGCCGATGACAGAACGCCTTGCGACTCTATCCCAAAAAACTGGGTTACCTATTGCGGAGCACATCAGGCGCGCTATTGAGGCTTATTTAAAAAAGGAACAAAAGTGACTAACTGCGGTATTTACGTTATTACTCAAACCGCAACTGGGCTGCAATATGTTGGGCAGAGTATTCATATACATAAGCGGTGGGTACAGCACGCGCGAGATAAATCGGGTAAGAGCCGTATTGGTCGCTCAATAATCAAAAACGGGTGGGCATCGTTTCACACCGCAATTCTTGAGATATGTGACCGCGAATCGTTAAATAACGCAGAAGCAAAATGGGTTGCTGCCCTTAACACATTTTCGCCAAATGGCTTTAATCTAACAACCGGCGGCCATTCTTATAAAAGGCCCCCTGTCGGACCGGAAACTCGCCGAAAAATGTCAGCGTCGCGCACGGGCATTAAACATACTGACCAAAGCCGTGCAAATATGGCGGCCGCACAACAGGGGAAATTTTTTACAGCCGAAACGAGAGCATTAATATCAAAAACTCTAATGGGCAGTAAGCTACGCCCAGAATCTATTATTAAACGGACGACTACCCAGGCCCTTAATCGACTACTACATCCACCAAGCGCAGAAGCTTGCGCCGCGCTATCTGCTAAACGCTCTGCAATTCACAAAGGGAAAATTGTTAGCGCTGAAACCGGTGCTAAAATATCGGCGGCTAAAAAGGGGAAAAAGCCTAGCCCTGAAATGCTGGCCCAGTTGAAAAGAATGACAGCGGCTAACGTCTTGGCATCAAAAACTAGGGAAAAACAAAAAGCCAGCCCTGAAATGCTGGAACGACTAAAAAAAATGGCAGCGGCTAACGTTGGCACAAAACAAACGGCGGCTCATATTGCCGCTAAGTTAGCGACTCGGCAGGCTAACAAAGCGGCCCGCCAGCCATTACCAAACCTTTCGTGACGCTTATTAATTAACCCTGCGCAGCGACGGCTGGGTTAGCCGCTGCGGCGACTGGCTCCGCCATTTTTTCTATATTTATCATTGCTGATTGCAAGGTGAGTACCGCCGCGTTTCCGCCCATCGCCGGCAGCTCCTCAAGAGATCTCACCTCATCTCTGGTCATAATGGCGTTACTGACCATCGACACATAAAATGCGGCGCGCTCTGCGCTCGACCCGCGCAGCAAACCCTCGATTGAAAACTTGGCAAAGTAATTTATGCGTTCTTTTGCCGTTAACAGTGACCGGCTGATTTCCTGCTCGATGCCCGTCAGGCAGGAGCGCAGCACGTAGCGCACAAATAAAGCGCCCTGCGCCTCGGTACTGGTCGGCCAGCTCGACGCTTTGTCATAGTGGCCGATGAGAACCGGCGGAGTCCTGAAAATCCTACAAATTTGCTCGATGCTGAGGTTCTGCGACGCGATCAGCTCGGCATCGACCGGGTTGAAGCGCAGCCCGGCAAAGCCGGCGCCCTTTTCCAGCACGTAGACGCCGCCGGCCTTGGACACGGTGTCCACATGCTTGCGTATCGCCTCGCGCTGCTCGGGCTTGAGTACCGCGTCGACGGTAACAATGCCGCTGGCCCGTGTCGCTTCCTTGAAGGTTTCGTCGCTCGCCTGATTGGTCGCCTGCGCGCGGGCTATGGCGTTG